TTGTCCATGTCAACAGCTTTTAACAAAGAGCCGAACTGTCGTCCTGCAATTTCTCTGACCATATCTTGTTTGTCAGTATCGCTGTCTTCATACCAAAGGTTGAAGTTATCTCGCAAGATCCAACCTGCAAATTTTTCTCCAACCACTTTAGCCTCTAAAGCCAGGTATTGATTACCCGCTTCCGAGTCTTTCTTTTTGCAACTAGATATTTCCACCGTGTAAATACCTTCTGGTATAGTACTCGATGGATCTTCAAAGCTGATTTCTACATTATCAAAATCACCCATTTTTCTCTTCTCCTATATCGAAGCCTAGTTTTTTAATAATAAGCGTTAAGTCGGGGGCCTCGAAATCATCCAACTTACCACTTCTATCTTTAGCAATGTAATTAGCCCCACCGACAGTCTGCAACCATCGTTCAGGAACTTTCTTACCTTGCTCGTTTTCTTCACCCTCAAAGATACGCAAAGCCAAAACCTCATCAAAAAAGTAAGGTATTTGGACAGGTAGCTTTGCACCAACCATCATTGGTTGATAGTGAAATGCGCCTGTTTGCTCGTCACGAAGTTTATCCTCTTTCGCAACAAAGATAACATGCACTTTTAAATCTCTAAATCTACGCATCGTGCGGGTCATCACTTCAATGACTTCGCCGTAAGCTCTACGCGGATCTTTTGATTTAAGTTTTTCTGAAGCCAACAATATTTCAGACATTTCTGTGACACTATCAAGGCAAACTGTATCGTAATCCAGCTCCCCTTTCTCTAATGCAACAGCAATCTCTTCGATGTCGCTTGCTTCTTTAACCTCTATGGCATCAACATTGGTAGCGCCTTTGATGGACAAAAGCCCTGCTTCCATACTGATTATTAGAGTTTTACCTGGTGCGGATGCACAGGCGGTTGTTTTACCCGCTCCTGACGCACCATAGATAAGAAGCTTGGCTCCTTGTTTTTCTACTAGATTGTTAGGATCGGTGATTCTTTCACGTATAGACATAAGTCCTCCTTTTTTTTATACAGGGTATTTTAATTCATGTAAAAATAAAATACAATAAGCGGAATAAGAAAAAAGACAAAAAGTTATAGGAGAAGAAATGTCAACGAAATTACAAAAACAAAATCAATGGATAGCTAATTACTATTTCAGACTTTTTGAACTGACAAAGGTTAGTTTACATGAAATAAGTAAAATAGTAGAGCCTGAATATAAGGAGAGAAAGGTGGAAAGACACACACTTAAAGAATACATCGAGTTCCTCGGCACTGACGCTGCTGCTGAACTTTTTGGTTGCCCTGTAGCTACAGTTAAAAGCTGGCGGTATGGACATCGCCAACCAACTGTTAAACAAGCAAAACTTATAATCAAAGCTACTGGCGGCAAACTTGATTTTGAATCAATATACGGCCCTGTGGATGAAATTGAAGCTTAATAGTGTTCAACATACAAGTAACATCGCAGGATTCTGCGTTGGACCTAGCACTTGCCTATGCAGAACATGGCGTAAGCGTAGTACCTTTACAGAGACATAATAAAGTACCACCCAAAGAGCTAGGCGGTTGGGAGCAATACAAAACCCAGCAACCGACGACGGAACAAATAAACAAGTGGTTTGGAAATCGCAATGACCTAGTGGTTGCTTTGGTATGTGGCGACTTTATTGTTGCCGATGCTGATACTCCAGAGGCCGTAGCTTGGGCAGATAAAAATCTACCTGTAACTCCATTTAAAGTAGCAACAGGTAAAGGCGTTCACTACTACTATAACAATCCAGAAAACTTTACCACCTATGTAGCTAAAAGAACCGCAGAGGGTGATCCCGCAAAGCTAATTGATATAAGGGGAGCAGGCGGACTTATAATTGCCCCTCATAATATTCATGCCAACGGCAATGTCTATAAGCCAATAGTTATACATGATTGGCAATTAGATGATGTCAGCGATTTGCCGAACTTTACCAAAGAACTTTGGGTAATGATTACTGGAGCTGAGAAAGCCAACGGTAATCCTATACAAACTCCTTTTTCTTTAGACGGCGTTAGCCAAGGTTCAAGGAACGACCAAGCAGCTAGATTGGCTGGATATTTGGTTGCTAAGAATCTTAATACAGACTTCGTGCATTTTTTTGTTAATGCTTGGAACCAACAAAATGTTCCGCCCTTACCTAACTCTGAGATTGAAACAACTGTTAATAGCATACAAAAAACCCATGATAGAAAAAACCAACAAGCCCCAGCTTACATATCCAAACAAGTTAATATTGCAGAACCAGTAGATTTATTTAGTCCACCAGGCATATTAAAAGACATTTTCGATTACTCAGAACAGGTAGCTCAAATATCTCAGCCTGCACTTAGCATGCAAGCGTCTTTGGCTTTAGGATCTGTAGCACTTGGGCGTATGTATAAAACAGATATGAATAATTTTTCATCTTTGTTCTTCATGTGTATTGCTAAATCAGGGCAGGGTAAAGAAAATGTAAAAACAGTTATAGAGGCTATCTTAGAACAAGCGGATTATTTAGACCTTATGGCGGGCGATGGTTATACCTCTAGTGGCGCTATCTACTCTTTGCTTAGATACAAGCCAACTCATATAACAGTAATGGACGAGTTTGGTAAAAGGCTTGAAAGTATATCTAATTCTAGCAACTCCAACAAAGAAGATGCCTTACAAGTCCTGATGGAAACTTGGGGTAGGTGTCATGGTATCTTGCGTCCAGATAACTACTCGATGATGACTCTCACTCAAAAACAACAAAAGGAAGCCCTTGATAGGTCAACGGTTAAACCAGCTATTACCTTGGTTGGTATGAGTGTGCCAAAGAATTTTTATGGTGCTTTATCTACAGGCCGTATTGTCGATGGGTTTCTTAATAGATTTATAGTAGTCGAATCTACTCTGCCAAGAGTCGTTGGTAAGATGAAGAAGTTTGTCAAGCCACCCAAACCTATATCTGATTGGGTGGTAGGTATTAGAGAGGTGCGCGATGAAATGGAGCAAATATCAAGAGATAACGCTGAGTTAGATTTCAAGCAACGCCTTATAAGTTTTAGTGATGAAAGTAAAATACTTTTAGAAAAGCTTGCCTACGATCTTGTTGACCGACAAAACAAATTAGAAAAAGAGGGGCTTGAAGTATTGCTTTCAAGAACTAGAGAAAAATCCATGCGGCTTGCAATGATATGTGCTTTGGCAGATAACAGATATGCAAAAAAGATAGAAGCACCATTTACCAAGTGGGCAATAGATTATGTGATGTATTACGACCAAGTATTAATCGAGGCTTGTCGCGACAAAGTTGCAGGTTCAGAGATGGAGGGTCGTATCAAACAGATACTTAGCTTTATCAGATCCCAAGGCGAATGGGGTATAAGTAAGCGTGATATTGATAGGCGAGAGATATTCAGATCAATGAAGTCGTATGAAGTCAAGGAGATTATAGAACGGCTTAAAAATTCAGGCGAAATACAAGAGAAAGATTTACGAGCCAAGGGGACGGGTAGGCCAACCAAAAGGATTGTTGCGATCGACCCAGAGTTTTTCAGTGAAGATTGATAGATACGCACTCAAAGAAACTATGAGTGATGTAGGGGTTGGCTTTTTACTGGCTTTTCCCATATCGCTTACGGTGCTAAATATATGCAATTATTTTAACGCTTCTATCTTGGCAACATCTGTTGCCCAAACATTTGTTTTTACTATCTTTGCCATACTCAGAAAATATTACATACGCGTTACATTTAAAAAAGGAGAAAAATATGAATCCTAAAATGGAAACAATTAACGATCAAAAAAGAGAGGAGCGAGTCGCTGGATTTATCGAGGGTCTTTGGAATGTCAGGTGTCATAAATTACCAACCAGCTACGGGCTAGATTATTGGTGTGAGTCAAAGGACTCTTGCTTTTGGTTAGAAGTAAAATGCAGATCCTTTGGTATTGATAGATACGATACTTTGCTGCTTTCGGCTAGTAAACTTAGAATGGGATCAGCTTTGTCTTTGGCAACCAATCATCCTTTCTTGGTGGTCTTTGCTATGACTGATAGTGTTTATGGTCATACTTGGAAGAAAGATAAAGTTTACGATGTCCGTTACGGAACGATTGAAGAACCAATCTATGAAGAGGACTCTGAGCCTTACATACATTTAGCCAAGGAAGAGCTCGATTGTTTATCAGAGCATGCGCTTGGATTTGATAGAGATGAGTTGGGTATTGTTTAACCCATACGACGCTCAGCAATATCTCTATTAACTGGCGATAAACCTATAACGCTTGGGCTTGTTATACCTACAGACCTTTGTGGTATTTGTTGAACTTCGGGTAAATCTAAACTAGCAGATAATCTAGGTATTTGTTTTTGTGCCGTTTGCAAATCAGAGCCAACTTCATCAATCAATCCCGATATATCAAATTCTTCATCTGCTTTTTGATATTCTTTTATTGCTAAATCTGATAAGTCTCTTGTTGTTTCAAGAATTTCATTACCAATTGTAATTGGTAAAAATAATCTAAGGGCATCTTTAACTGCGTCTAATACTATGCTTACACTTTCCTTATCTGTTTTAGCTAATCTTCTGACAACAGCAGGATTTCTTAATAAAGAGCCTGTAATTCCAAGCTGTATCAAAGTGGGTATGTATGCTAGATTAAAAGCGTTTACAGCAACAGCTCCAGCTATTAAAGTTCCCGCTCCACCCTTATCGCCTTGCGTCATCACTCTTAAATCTTGTACCAAATTACGCAAACCTTTAACGGTTGCATCGTCAAACATTTCTCGCAATACATCATTTCCTTTTGCATTTAAGGCCCTTTCAAGTGCGTCTGGATTAAATACTTCATCTATTCTTTTACCTGGACCAACGGTCAACCTTAATAAATTACGCATGCTTTCTTGTTGCACTTCTTGAAAAGCTTGGCTATCAGCTCCTAATATTGATTTTGTTTTTGCGATATTAGCTGCTTGCCCATTCCTAAAAACCGTATCAACAACCTCATCAGGCGCGGCGTTTGTTACTCTGCTAATAAATCTATCAGATTCTGCTAAAGCTCTTGCATTATCCGCGTCGGTAAATTTTTGTAAGGCTTGCGTAAATTCTTTTGAGTTTAAATTTTCTGCAATACTTTGTAGTTTTGAAGTTGGAAAATTTGTATTAATTTTTGTAAAGTCATCAATTACTCTTTGAAAATTTGGTACGTCGTCGAATAATACTTTTGTTGTTTCTCCAAGCCTGTTAATTTCCCTTGCAAATGTAACAGGATTTATGGTGTCATCAACAACATTTACTGATTTTCTTACGGCCTCTCTTATTAAATTATTGCGTAGTTGCTCTTTAATAATTTGTCTTTGTGGTTGATTTGTTTTTACACCCGTTCTCAACATGCCAAATTTAGTTTTTGATTCAACCTCAGTTATAGCATCTAAAAACCTTGTCAAAAGTTCTGGTCTGTTTGGTTTTAAAATTACTGAATAGATTTCATCAATATCTTTTGAGCCTAATCTTGCTTTATGTGTAACCCTTGCTACATCAACATCGTTAAATGGTTTTATAGCAGCATTATAATCATCATTATAATTTTTAATCATTTTGGCTGCTTGTTTAATACTAGCAAAACTTTCTTTTTGAGTTCCAGTCCTAAGCAATCCTTTAATTGCAGTAAAGCTTGATCCACTAGCTAGGCCATCAAATATTTTATCGATACTATTTATTGCTTTTTCCAGAAAAACACTTTGTTTGCCCCCTTGTAAACCTATATTTCTTTGTAATGTCAGTAAAGCAGACCTAGTATTATTCAAAGCTTCAATAGATATACCGCCTTCTTTTTTTTGCGCATCACTTATTACTTTTTTTAAAACAGCTATCGGCGGTGCTTTAACATCATCAGCTAGTGTCTTGTCTATGGTTGGGTAACGTCTTGTAATTTGGTCTATTTCTTTTTGCAATTGTCTTAAGTCTAATTTAATTTTTCCATCAATTGCATCTAACCCATTAGCTTGTAAAAATTCGTCAATAGATTGTTCTCTTTTTTGAAATGTTTTAGAGATTTGATCGTAAGAATCTTTTAGTTGGTTTCTTAAGGCTTGTCCAACTCCGCCTCTAGTAATGTCCCCATCAAAAGCTCCCTCATCTATGCCTTTGATTGTATTTTTAATGACGTTGTCAACTTCAGTTCTAGCTGTCGCAGATTTTTGCGATAAAGTTTGCATGTATTCATCAAATTCTTTTGCGGTAAATCTACCTGCGCTCGTTAGACCTGCAAAACTTTCTACTTCTGTATCGACTGCGCCAAGTTTTTTTAAGGCTGCTTGTAATCTTTCATTTCCGTATCTAACCAAGGCCTCATCTCTTTCCTTTCTGCCAAAAACAGTTTCAGCAGCTGCTTGTATCCTTCCAGGTATCTCTCTGCCTAAAGCCCTTTGTGATACCGCGGCTGGTGTAAATGTCTCTATTATTCCTTTAGCTTGAGCATCTTTAACATCTTTAAATGTAGGAGTCCTGCCAAGCTTTGTTCCAAGTTCTATAAGTTCGCTTGGATCTGCACCTTGAGCTATAGCTCTTGATATATTTATATCAACTATATTTGCTTTTCTGCCAAGCATCGCATGTACCGCTGCTCCCCCCGCCTCAAATAAACCTTGCGACAAACCTCCGATAGCAGCCTCAAAAGCCAAATCTTTTGCAACTTCACCTGCTGATTGGGCTTGTAATCCCGCCGCCAATTCACCTGCCTCCTCAACACCTGCCCCTGCTGCTGAACCTAAACCTACCGCCGCTGATCTTTGTAGTCTTGGATTTTTAAATACTTTGCTAACCAAACGAAGTAATTTGCTATGTGGAGATAAGGATGCTACCGCACCTGCAATTGGACCAACCACTCCAGCAAAGTCAGCAAAATCGCCTGATGAAAAACCAGATTCGTCAATAATCACATTTTTATTTGTTTTTGGCAAAATGCCTAAACGTCGTAAACCTAATGGGGTAAGTGCAAAATTATTTGCTGAATCTCTAATATAGCCTTGCGAACCAACTCTTTGATTTAGAACCAACTCTTTTTCTTCTTGAGTTTCTGCTAGATCAAGCTGAGCTCTAAGACCAGGAGCCTTGACGCCTGTTTCGTAATCGAAATTATCTTCGTCAAATATTTGGGCAGTTGTCTCTGTAGCTAAATATCTTTTTACAGCAGCTATAGCTTCTTTTTCTTGACCCTCATCACCCTCTACTTCAATGATTCTGCCGTCTGGTGTTTTTATTTCATATATCATTAGATTGATATTCTAATACGTGATTCTGTTTTTTTTGTTGGAGTTCGTATTAATTGTGAAGGATCTCTGCCAGCTATAACTAAATTTCTAGCCACCGCTATTGCTTTTTCTTCATTAGCTGCTTGTTGCCTTTGTTGATCTTCTACCAATAACTCAAGCTTAGCAGCGATGGTTAAAGGATCTTGGCCAAATATACTTGTGTCTTTCAATTGCCCTACGATTCTCTCAACAACCTGTCTATCTAAATTAGATATGGTTCTACCAGATTCTCCTAATAATTCTTTAATTTCCCTATTTTGCACAATTTCTAAAATTGTTTTTATATACAATCTAGGATTTTCTGTTTTTAAATTTTTCTCAATGTCTTTTGCTTTACTTGCTAAATTAGGATCGCCTGCTACAAATTTCATAATTTGTTTTATGTTCGAAGATATAATATTGCCGACACCAAAAACATTTTGTCCTTGTGTTTTTAAAACATTTATAACATCTTGCACCTGTTTTGCTGTATTTTTATTGTCTTGAGATGCTTGATAACTTTCTAAATATTCTTGTTCTAAACCACTTATTGCCTTTAAGTCGCTAATATCTACGCCGCCGCTTTTCATTTGTTGTAATCTTTGCTCTGCCTCTCTTTCAGACTCTAAAACTTCTTCAGCTGCTCTTTCTGTTGCCGCTGCCGCCGCTCCACTAGCTATACCTGAGAATCTGCCCTCTTTTACTAAATTAACCCCAGTATTTCTTAACAACCTGTTTAAGTTTTTATCATCTAACATTCGATCTTGAAAATCTGTAAATGATTTTATTAAAGCATCTTGATTAATTTGATCTTGATCTTCTACTTCTTTATTAATTTTATCTTGACTAACTCCTAAAACCTTATCTATTTCTTCGTCAGATATACCGCCAAAGTAGGGATCTATGGCTGCCTTATCTTTAACTTCTTGTTTTTTAGTTGCCGCAGAGCCTTGCTCTTCTTCTAATTTTCTAAGTTCTTCAGCAACTTCTTCCTCGGTTGTTTGGGCTGCTGTCAAACCACCTAAACCTAAACCTGAAAAAAGACCAAACTTAGCTCCTGGTTTTAAACCAATTTGATAAGAAGAAAGCTTGGTTGGGTCTAAAGGTTGAAACCCTTTTCTACCTGGAGTCGCAACACCTGGTAATTTTTTTGAAGTAAAAGGATTTAAAAATCTATTTGAAGTAACCGCTTTTGTAAGCATAGGAGAAAGACGATTGAATATTGGTCTTGCCAAAGATCTACCACCATACAAACCAGCTATACCTATTCCTGTATCCTTGATCGCTCTCAAGGCCTCATTTTTAGTTTGGACTTGATATGCCTCTACAGGATCGCCTGTAACAGATAAAGCTGTATTAATGGGAGTTTCTTTTACAACTTCACCTCTTGGATTTCTTTGTACTGCTACAAAGCCTTCGCCTTTAGGCTCTATTGTAAAATTTAATTGATATGGCTCAAACTCATCGTAGGAATCAACAAAAGGGTTACTAGCGACATCTCCCGTTGCAAACATTTTTCTATTTAAAACGCTCATTTAGCTTCTCGGCGCAAATGGATTGTAAGGCAAATTAGCACCTGGATTGTCAACATTGAAAGCTGGCGGTAGTCCAAATCCAGGTATGGTTGGTGCTACTGCTGGCAAACTGCTCGGCATATTAATTTGCGGAGCACCAGTTACGGGATTTACAGGTTGATAGCCACTTGGTTGAAAAATTTGACCTTGAATTACATCTTGAAATGCTTGAGGATTATTAATGTCTGCAGCTGTTCGTGCACGCTCTAAAGCCTCTACCCTGTTTGCTGGTAATCCAAATATTGTTTGCGGATTACTGGTTAAGTCTCTATTAAAAGGACTTTGGTAATCATCTACCTTTTGATCGGTATTTGGCGCAGGTGGAGGTGGAGCTGGCTGTATAGGTCTTTTCATAGCGCTATAAGCCGATAAAAAACCACCTAACCCTACTGCCAAAGGATCTTTTGGTATGCCATATGTTTTAGCTACTTGAGTTGCACCTGAAACATATTTAGGTGCAAACCCTTGAATAAATTGAGTAGCTAACAAAGGTGCATCTCTTGTAGCTTGTTGTTGAGCGAATTGTCTTGCAAGTCTTTGCTCTTCAATACCTCTTTCTGTTGCTCCTAATCCAGTTAGGTTGGCTATATCTATTCCTCTAAGTCTTTGTTGGGTTGCACCCAAATCTGCTATATCTGAGCCAAATAATCTTTGCGCAGCAGATAAGTCTTGACCAAAGCCTTGTTGTAAAGCAGCCCCTCTTCTTGCTGCTTCTCTTTGTCTTTCAAGTTCTTGCAGGGCTCTGTCTTGCGCAGTTAAAAAACCGCCTGATCTAATTTGGGAAAGCGCCTCGCCTAAACCTCTACCAATACCTCTTTGTCTTTCTTCAGCAGTAAGTCTAGCCCTAGAACCAAAAGCTGATTGACCACCTCTTGCTATATCGGATGCCCTTTGCGCTATATCTTGTTGTGCAGCAGCACGCAAAGTATCATCTATGGTTCGTTGAACCACTTGTTCTTCAAACGGGTTGTAAAACTGGCCTGTCATACTTGGATCAAAACCACGCAAAGAACCACTTAGAAGTTGCCTTGCGCTTGGACCACCAAAACCTATACTGCCTTGTAAAGCTCCGAGTCCTCTGCCAAAAGATTGTTCCGCAGTTTGTAAAAATGGTTGAAAAGAACCGATGCCTGCTCTAGCTATCTCTCTTGCTCTTATCTCATCTGGGCTAAGACCTGCTGTTTCTTGTAATATTGCTGGTTGGTCTAATATAGCTTTTTGTGCAGCGTCTGTAGCTTGTCTTATTAATCCAGGTGTATCAGTAGAGCCAAAGTAAAGCTCTCTAACAAAAGGATCAGATATTGTTTCGGTAGGCGATACAGATGTAAGAATAGGATTTATTTGTCTAGCCATTAAATAGCCTCAAAAGTTTTCATTAATTTACGCATGTTTTTTACGCCTGCCTCTCTTGATGGGCTAGAAGTTTTGACTAACTCTATACCACCCTTAGATGTTTTGACGTTGTATGCGCCTGCTCCACGTGTTGCTTTAGCAGTCATTACAAACTCGCCATCACTTAACATCGCTGGTATGTCATCTGAAGTTCCTGTTCCTGGGCCTGCTGATTCGCCACCTTGACGCATGTCTAGTTCAGCAACGCCACCTTCAGCAAACTTAAGTGCTTTAGGTGCTGGCAATAAACCAAAATCTTCTCTGCTACCGCCTGTCCCTAAATTTTGCGCTATTTGGTATCTGCCTAATTGATCCATCGTTGTAGCTGGTGTAGCAGCAAGACCACCTTCGTCTCTTTTTGCTCCGTAATATGAAGCTAAGCCATATAAGGCAGGTATTGTTAAGTTACCTCCAGCTAGACCGCCAAACAAACCACCTATACCTGATTGTTGGTTTTGTCTTACGGGATCAGATGGCCTACCGCGTAAAGTATCTTCTATCATTCCAATTTGACTTTGACCAGGTGTGCCGCCCATTACACCTTCAAGAAAACCGCCTTGCCTAACAGGATCAGATGTTTTGCCTTTTATAAAATCTTCTATTGTTCCTAGCCTACTTTGACCAGGAGTGCCACCAAAAAATCTGCCCCCGCCCCCAGGAATATTGATTTTCATTCCTGCTTGTATTAAGTCTGGGTTAGCTATCTGAGGGTTTGCTGCAATTAAATCTTGAACAGATACGCCAGATTTTTTAGCAATACTTGATAAAGTATCTCCTTGTTGAACAACAGTATTATCCCCGCCAAAAAAACTACCGATGCCTTTTCTAATATTGCCAAATAAACCAACTTTATCTTGACCAGGTAAAATGTATTCTTTTGCTCTTTGAAATATATTACCCGTTGCTGCTGATCCGCCTGTTGGCGTTGCCCCACCAAACATTTTATTACCAGCAAAAGATGTAGCTCCCGCTAATAGAGCATCTCTTGTTGATAGGCCAGAAGCCTTACCAGCTGCCGCTGTAAGGGCTGCTTTTGCTACAGGCCCAACGCCAGGTATAAAGTTTACTGCTACAGGAGCAACTTTTTTAACTACTTTCTTAATTTTTTTAAATACTTTAGAGAGAAAACCAAACTCGGGTAAGCCCGTAAGTGGATTCAAGTCCATATCGCCGTTACCAACAATATATTTATTTGGATCTACACCATACTTACTGATTGAATTAAGAACGTAGGTTTTTAAAAGTGGATTATCGCGTAAAACTTGAGCGGGGACGATCATTTCGTCTGGGGCTACGTGGGCCAAATAGGTATCTTCGTTTCTTCCTAACGCAGCTAAAGTTGCCAAGCCTTCTTCTTTTTGTTGTAGCATATTCTCTCTCATATGTAACTCTTTAATTTTACAGGGTTATTATTATGTCGCCTGCTATCTTTATCGATACATCACCTACTAAACCCTGGGCTTCAAAGCCTTTTGGGTCTGGCTCATTCATCAAATCAATAAACTCAGTCCCATTAAATATTTGCAACACTTCGGTTGATGTATTAAAGATCAGCGTGCCAAGATTAAAATTTAATTTGTCACGTTCAATAGTCGATAACTGTAAAGTGTTATCAGGATCTATTGAACCTAAGTTTATCTCTAAAATCCTAACAAGTCTATTAAAAATGTCGGGCGTTACATCATCTAAAGCTATAGGTAAACGAGTTGGTAGGAGCTTGCTCATCTTCTACCATCTTGTTTCACATCTAATCTAGTTGCTCCTAGGCGCCATCCAACTGATAAGTTGCCATCGTTCGCAGCATCATCATTTGATTCCAATCGTAAAACAGCCTGCCTGCCCCTTGCCCTAATATGTAATTGGCCTGTATCACTTTTTACTTCGCTTGTTGATTTGGTGCTTAAAGATGAGCCGTTGTTATTGCGCGTTTTAATTATTAAATTTACTGAACCGTTATTTGGATCTTGTAAGAATCTTACGTCTGGTAATATCCTACGGATAAATTGAAAGTTGTTGCCATCGCCAATATCAAAGTCAGAACTTTCTATAAAAACGCCTGTCATCGGCGAACCATCGTCATCAAAACCAACTTCATGCTGAAATAGAGAGTTTGAGGCTGTAGCTTGCGGATATGATTCAACGCCAGAATCAAGCCAAGCTGTACGTGAAAGCTGGCCGTAATACCAAACCTTATCTTGGTAATTATAAATTACATACCTGTCTATTTCTGAAGAGCTTGCAGACGGATAGAACCAACCTACTTCGTTTTCTTTAGTGTTGGTGAAAGCGTTAATTTTAAATGCTTGCTCAGAATTAAAATCAGAAAATACATAATCTAAGACATCGCAGTTAAGTTTTATGACTGAGCCGTTGTAAATGTAAAAATTATCGTAAGACATAAAATATATGCCTTGCGGGGCTGTAACTGCTGCTTTTGGACTTATCAATCCAGAAGATTCATTTATTAGATTTACTCTAAAAGTAAATGGCGGCCCAACAAATTGCATGCTGTAAACTGAAGTATCTGTAAAAATAATAATTTCCTGTCTTGATTTTACCGCGCCAATTATTTGTGAGCCTGATGATAGCCGTAAAGATCCTGCTGTATTAGTAATTTTTGGCTCAAACTCCAATTCATTTTCTTGATCGGAAAAAGCTATTAACATCGGATCAACGCTACCAGTTCTAGCTGTTCCTGATGCGTTTAAAGGGTCTGCACCCAAAACTATCAAATGCCTGTCTATTTCTGATGTTATTACTTGTAAACCTTTGGTTGGAACAAGGTTAGCTCCAGTTCTAGCTGATAAGTCTACTGCTCTAGTATTTAGACCATTTGATTCAATCCATTCAAAAATACCAGCACCTCTAGGATTAATTATTAAGTTTTCACCAAAATTATCATGCGTCCAAAGTCTTAGCTGATTGGTTGCAGAAATACTTGTTGATGATCCCCAACCGCCGTTACCCCAAGAACTTACTCCCCAACCAGTAGAAGGTACAAATACATCTAAACCAGTATTAATCTGATAAGCACCTACAACAGAACTGCCTCCATTACCGCTATCACTTGCGTTAGCAGTAACAGTAACTCCGCTAGTATTTTTTGCCTCTATGGTATAACTGTTTGCATTGACTACAGTTGCTATCTGATATTCTTGATTGAGAACATTTGAGTTAATATTACCGCCTAAAGAAGAAGCGCCTGAAAAAGTGACAAAATCATTTTTTACTGCTCCATGCGCAGTATCTGCTACTGTTATTGTGGCATCACCATTTGACGCTGAAAATGTAACATCTCCCGCACCCGTTGTAAGTCTTATAGGAGTGACATCATTAAAAGTGTTACCTTCTTTGATGTAATATTTTAGATTGGTTCCGTTGCCTAAATACTTACTACCATCTAAAGCAATCCAATTATGTAAAGCTCTTGATGTTCCTAAATATGTGCTAGTGGTTAATTTTTCCCAGCCTCCAAATTTTTCAGGTCTACCCTGTCTAAATCTTATTAGATTACAATCAAACCAACCGCCCTCATTGTCATACTGAGTGCCCTCTCTTTTTATGCCTGGTTGAAATGTAAACCTTGATAGTGGCATCTATACCTCTGTCCAATCTTTGCCTTCAAATAACAAAGCCTCTGCTTCTCTGCGTCTTACCAAACCCTGCAATACTTTGCCGTCAGCTTTGTTCCATCTTTTTAATTGATGCGGCACTTCATTAAAATCTTTATCATTTAAAACTTTTAACATAGTGCTATTGTTTAGATTAGTTGGGCCCAAGTTATAAGTCCAAGATACCAAAGCGTCAAACTCGCATTGTTTCAGGTCAACCTCTACTGCTTTTTCTACATGTAAGCAGTAAATATCTAATTCATTTAACAACATGTTATCAGCCTGTTCTTTAGATATAGTCATGCCTTCGCGCACATCTTTAGTGTGACCATAACCAATAGTCCATACACCAGCTGCACATTTATAAGCCTCTAGTTCACACCCTTCAAATTTTTTAATCAAAGAAATGCCTTCATTTGAAATATTCATCTTAGTAATCCCCCCAAATTTTTGTTTTCTTACCGCCGTCATAAACAACCGCGTGTCCTTCATCAATAAGCATTTGACAAATATCTTCGCCATCTTCCGTATAAGGTATCCCAAGTATTCTGCCATATTTACCTTTACCAAATGATTTAATGCTGATTGAACCAACACATAATTCTTTCAGCCTTTCTTTTGCTGCTAAGCCTAATTTTTTCTCTGCTAAATCTCTAGTCCTAGATTCGGGCGTATCTATTTGGGCTAAACGTACGCGTTGCTTGTGTAGCTTTACATCAAATCCCAAATCAAGTGTTACATCCACCGTATCGCCGTCTACAACCCTTTCAACCGTTGCTTTATAAATGTATGGTTCTGGTTTACTGCTCATCTTTATTAGTAGTTACCTTTCTATAATACACAACTACATCTTTTAGTTCTGTAATATATCTTTTTATCTCTTGCATATTGTAAGCCATAACTTCGTAATCAGGAATTGTCATAGCTAGAAA